AGAGAGCAGGTTGTGATTCTGCTCATGCCCGATGGGTCGAAGCAGAAAGTGCCACGCGAGACCTATGCTGACGTGACGGCGCTTCCCGAGGGTGTGACGTTATTGGCCGAGCGTGAAGTGACGAATCGTGCCGTGAAGTGGGCGCTCATCAACGGCGCTGAAATACTGGAGGGCGATGCGCTCAAGGTGGGGGGGCTGGACTGGCCTGGGAAGTATATCCCGCTGGTGCCGGTGTTGGGTGACGAGATTAACATCAACGGCGTGAAGGATTACCGGGGGATTGTGAGAGACGCGAAGGACCCGCAACGGATGTATAACTACTGGGTTTCGGCGGAAACCGAGATGATTGCGTTGGCTCCGCGTGCGCCGTTTGTGGCGGCTGAAGGGCAGTTTGAGGGCCATGAGGCCAAGTGGGAAAACGCGAACGTGCGGAACTTCCCGTATCTGGAATACAAACCGAAAACCTTCAGTGGGCAGCTGGCACCGCCGCCCCAGCGTCAGAGTTGGGAACCGCCGATTCAGGCGATGACGATGGCGATTGCCCAAAGCGACAACGACCTCAAATCGACTGGCGGTTTCAACGATGCGTCGTTGGGCGTGCGCGGTCCACAGGAATCCGGCAAGGCGTTGCGTACACGTCAGCAGCAGGACGAGATGGCGAACTCGCATTATCTGGACAACCTTGGTCGGGCGATTCGTCAGGTCGGTCGCATCGTGGTGGATTTACTGCCGAACATTTATGACATTGCACGGGTGATTCGGATTGTCGGTGACGATGAAAAGCGTCGAAACGTGATGGTGTTTGCGGGTGCAGAGAATGCCCCATCGGACGTCGATGTGGAGCAGATGCCACCGGGCATCGAAGGCATCTATAACCTTGGTGTTGGACGATACGACGTCAGCGTGTCTGTGGGACCGAGCTTCCAGACACGTCGACAGGAAGCGGTAGACTCCTTGGTGCAGTTTGTCCAGGCGTATCCCAATGCGTTCCCGATGATCGGGGACCTGTTGGCCGAGAACATGGATTGGCCTGGGTCGAAGCAGGTGGCGGCACGGTTAAAGAAAATGCTGCCGCCACAGTTGCAGGACGATGTGGACCAGCGTGATATTCCACCTGAAGTCCAGGCGCGCATGCAGCAGATCGACGGACAGTTGAAGCAGATTCAGAAAGCCTATCAACAGGCGCAGGAAGCGTTGCGTACTGATCAGGTCAAACGGCAGGCGCAAGTGGCGATCAAGGAGCGTGAACTTGCGGCTGACGCGGCGGCGCAGGAGCGTGACTTGCAAGCCAGGTTGCAACTGGAACAGATCAAACAGCAGGGAGAGAGCTCTCGGGCTTTGGCGAAGATTGAACAGCAACGGGCGAGTGAGATTCTGCAAACGGAAATCGGTCGTCTGGAACAGCTCATTTCGAGAAATGTGGAAATTTCAAATCGTCAAGAGGACCGTTATGAGCGCATTGCTATGATGCCACCGGTCGACGCTCCTCCACAGGCAGGTCCACGGGGAGTCCCGCAGGGAGTCCCTGCGGGGGGTCCGCCGGGAGTTCCTCCGGGAGTTCCTCCGGGAGTTCCTCCGGGAGGTCCGCAGGGAGTTGTGCCGGGGGGTCCGCCTGGAGTCGCACCTCCGCTGCCAGAAGATATTTAGCGTTGCCAGAATTTTTCTGGCAGACTATAGAGGAAAGAACCGGTAAGTCATGACCGTGACCATCGCCAGCACCACCGATACCGAAGCGCAAGTGGCCGACTTGAATACGGCTGCGAATGCGGAGACTCCTGCGTCGACTCCAGCCGATGGCGCGTCACCTGCGAGTGAGACAGCGGGTGCGTCTGGCGATGAGGTGACGGCTGATGCGGCGTCTGTGGCTGACGTCGAGTCCGAGTCTGAGGGTGACGAGGGTGACGTTGAGGCGTCAGCCGAGACTGAGACGGATGATGCGGAGGTGACGGACGAGTCACCCAAACGGAAGCGTCGTCGTCGGGGCCGGTCTTATCGTGATCGCGCCAGTCAACTGGCACGCGAGAAGGCGTCAGAACAGGCGCGTGCCAATCATCTTCAGGACCAGTTGAATAGTCTCCGCGCTCAACAGTCGCAGCGTGTCGAGCCACAGGCTGAGGGGACGGCCGAGTCTGCGTCTGAGGAGACGTCAACGGCCACGGCTGAGCCGACGACGTCGGAGGCGTCGACGTCAGGACGCGGGAAACCGGAGCAGGACAAGTTTGAAACGTACGAAGAATACGCAGAAGCGTTGATGGACTGGAAAGTCGACCAGCGTCTGACGGCACAGGAATCTGAGCATCGTGTCCGCATCGAACAGGATCAGGCTCAGAAGGCCCACGAAACGAGTGTCGCTACTCTTCATGAGCGAATCGACACGTTTCGAGAGGCGCACCCGGACTTCGATGCGGTTGTTGGGAAGGGGAAAGACCTTCCGATGACACGACCGATGCAAGATTCGGTTCTTAATTCAGACCTCGGACCAGCGATGATGTATCACCTCTCGCGGAATCCTGAAGAGTGTGACCGCATTGCGCGTCTGCATCCGATGGCGGCAATTAAGGAAATGGGAAAAATTGAAGCGAGATTAGAGGATGCTTCCACAGGCCCGTCCTCATCGACGTCCACTATCACGAAAGCACCAAAGCCCATCAAGCCTGTTGGTGGCGGTGCGACAGCATCAACCGTCGAGTTGGATACACTTCCGTATCAGGAATTCAAACGACAGCGGGAGATTCAACTCGGGATCAGGGAACGATAAGTGTTGATGCATTGGAAGGGTCAGTTTTATGGCGAATACCTTGCTTACGATCTCCATGATCACGAGGGAGGCGCTTCGTGTACTGGAGAACAACCTCGCCTTTACCAAAGGTGTCAATCGTCAATACGACAGTAAGTTCGGGGTCGAAGGCGCGAAAATCGGCACCGTCCTGAACGTCAGAAAACCACCGCGCTACATTGGTCGGACAGGAACGGCGATTTCAATCGAAGACGCGACAGAAACCCAGGTCGCTGTGACGCTCGACACGCAGTTTGGTGTCGATATCACGTTTACCTCGGAAGACCTCGCTTTGAAGATTGATGACTTTAGTCAGCGGTTCATCACTCCGGCGACTGCCACGGTGGCGAACAAGATCGATAATGCTGGATTGGCGCTGTATAAGGACATCTATAACAGCGTGGGGACACCGGGTACGACACCAACGGCGTTGCTGACGTATCTCTCAGCGGGTGTGAAGTTGGATGACAACTCCGCACCGATGGACGGACAGCGGTCGGTGGTGATCACGCCGTTGATGCAAGCCACGATTGTGGATGCGTTGAAGGGTCTGTTTCAGCAGTCCTCGGCTCTGGCGACTCAGTATCGCAAGGGGACGATGGGCACGGCGGCTGGTTTCGACTGGCTCATGGATCAGAACGTCAACACACACACGGTTGGCCCCTTGGGTGGCACGCCGCTTTGCAATGGCGTGCCGACCAGTGGTGCGACGTCACTGATCACTGATGGGTGGACAGCGTCAGCCGCAGCGCGGTTGAAGCAGGGTGACGTCTTCACGATTGCCAACGTGAACTCTGTCAACCCACAGTCGCGTCAATCCACGACGCAGTTGCAGCAGTTTGTGGTGACCGCCGACGTCAGTTCGGATGGTTCAGGCAACCTCACTGCGGCAATCAGTCCGGCCATTACCAGCAGCGGTGCGTTCCAGACCGTTGATGCATTGCCGGTGGATAACGCGGCGTTGACCATTATCGGTGCTGCCAGCACACAGACCCCACAGGGTCTCGCGCATCACCGTGATGCGTTTACGTTGGCGATGGCTGACTTGCCACTCCCGCAAGGGACAGACATGGCTGCGCGTGTGAGCGATAGTCAGTTGGGCATGTCGATTCGCATGATCCGCGATTACGACATCTCGACTGATAAGTTCCCGTGCAGGCTGGATGTGCTTTTCGGGTGGGCGACGTTGCGTCCTGAACTCGCATGCCGAGTGCAGGCGTAGGGTCACTGTAGGACCATACGGGGGGTGGGGGTGTGTTCTCCGCTCCCCGTTCTTTCCATGAGGTCCCTTATGAGTGAGAGCTATCCCTATCAGGCTTACCCGAAGATGGTCTACGCCAAATGTGACGGCGAGGTGATCAACACCGTTGTCCAGACGCCTGCTGAACTGAAAGCGTTGGGACTGGGATGGGCGGAATCACCGGATGGTCCGTTTTCGGTCAAGGCACCGCAGCCGTCCAAGCGTGTGGGGTCAAAGACGAAAACTAGACGGGTCTAGCCATGACGGCCAACGAGTTGATCACCCGGTCGCTCAAGACGATTGGGGTCTTGGCGTCTGGCGAAACGGCAGACAGTGGCAGCGTGTCCGATGCGTTGGTCGTGCTGAACAACATGGTGGATTCGTGGGCGACGAATCGTCTCACGATTTATGCCGTGATACGCAATGTGCTGGACCTGTCTGCGTCAACGCAGGAATATACGATTGGCACGGGCGGCACGTTTGCCATCGTGCGTCCGGTCTGGATTGCGCGTGGCAGTCTGATTCTTGACAGGAATGCGTCCGCAGCGGAGAAGATCGAGCTTCCCGTGTCTGGCCCGGTGACGGTGCAGGAGTGGCAGCGTGTCGCTATCAAAGGCACGACCAGCACCTATCCCACGTTGTTCTATTACGACAAGGCGTGGACGGCGGGACTGGCGAAGGTGAGTGTCTGGCCGATTCCTGACAACAGCAATGTGCAATTGGTGCTGTATGTGCCAACGGCGCTGACACAGTTTGCGGATCTCACCACGGCGTATACGTTTCCTCCGGGGTATGAAGAGGCACTGCGGTATCAACTGGCGTTGCGTCTCGCGCAGGAGTTTGGGGCGGTGGTGAGTGGCGGACTGCTGGAACTGGCGCGGGAATCATTTGCCGACATCAAGCGCGTCAATCTATCGAAGGCGACACTGGGCATTGATCCGGCGCTGACCGCGCAGGGCGGACGGTATAACTGGCGAACGGATCAGTTCGCATGAAGTTTCCGGGATTCGTCGGTCCCTCCTACGTGTCGCAGTCTCCCATTTTAGCTACGCAGCGGTGCGTGAACTGGTATCTGGAATCCTCCGAAGTGGGGGATGAACCGTTCCAGAGCGCGCTTTATCCGACACCTGGCTGTGAGGAGCGTCATACGTTTGACGAGTCTCCCGTGCGTGGGATGCTGGAGCATAACGGGCGCTGCTTTGTGGTCGTCGGGCAGACGTTCTATGAACTTTACAACGACAAGACGATAACGCCGACCGTGCGCGGCACCGTGGCGCGTAATGTTGACCCGGCCACCTTGGTGGCGAATGACATGGGTGATGAGATTTTCATCACCTCCGCTGGTGTCGGGTATGTGTTCACGTTGAGTACGAATGCGTTTGCCACGGTCTTGGCGTCTGGTGCTACGCAGGGTGAGTTTCTGGATGGGTTTTTTCTGTCGTTAAATGCCACCACGTCCACGCTGCGTCTGTCGGATCTGAACGATGGCACGACATGGGATGTGACACAGTATGCCCAACGGACGGCGGGAGCCGACCCGTGGCAATCCGTAGTCGTGACGCATCGTGATATCTGGCTTTTTGGTAAGCAGACGACAGAGGTCTGGTATAACGCTGGCACGAGTCCGTTTCCCTTTGCGGCGATTCCCGGTGCGTTTCTGGAACAGGGTATTGCCGCTCCTTATTCAGCGAAGCGTTTAGGGAACACGATCATCTGGCTGGGGAGCAGTGAAGAGGGCGACGGTGTCGTCTGGATGGCGAATGGGTATACGCCGCAGCGGATTAGCACGCATGCGGTGGAGTTTGCCATTCAGGGCTATGTTCGGGCTGGGATTAGCATTACGGATGCGGTTGCGTGGACTTATCAAGAAGACGGGCATAGCTTTTATGGGTTGAATTTTCCCAGTGCGAAAGCGACATGGGTCTTTGATGCGGCCACGCAACTCTGGCATGAGCGCGGCACATGGAATGTGGACGACGTGGAGTACAAGGCATGGCGACCTCAGTATCACGTCTATGCCTTCAGCAAACATCTTGTGGGGGACCGTGCGCTTGGAACGGTGTATGAGATGTCGATTGAGAAGTTTCAGGATGCTGGAGGGGGTCCGCTACGTCGATTGCGTCGGACGCCGCATGTGTCTGTGAATGACGACTGGATGTTTTACAACTCGCTTCAGGTGGAGCTTCAGTCTGGACTGGGGGTGTCTGCGGGGCAGGGCAGCGACCCACAGGTGATGATGCGATGGAGCGACGATGGTGGTGAGACGTGGGGCAATGAACATTGGGCGTCGGCTGGGAAGCGTGGCAACTACGGAGTGCGGACGATCTGGCGTCGGTTGGGTCGTGGCTACGACCGTGTGTACGAAATTGCCGTGTCCGATCCGATTCCGTGGCGTGTCACGGGTGCGTATCTTGAACTGAGTGTGCGAGACCGGTAGCGATGGCGTTAGCACAGGTGCCGTTTCGCACGCCGTTCTTGCAGGGTGTGCATGAGATTGTCACACGCGAATGGGTGCGGTATTTACAGTCGATTGTCGATGTCTTGAACCGGGCGTCACGGAAGCTGGCGTTGGTCAGTGCGACTGGACAGACGGCGTCTGTGAGTGCGACGACAGTGGACACTGGTTCACTGGACCCTGCCGTGTACCGTGTGAGTTATAGCGCGCGTATTACGACTGCTGCGTCGACCAGTTCCAGTCTCACGGTCACGATCTCGTGGGTTGATGGGGATGTCGCGCAGTCACAGAGTGGAGCCGCGATGACCGGGAACACGACGGCGACACAGCAGAACGCCTCGTTCCTGATCCATGTGGGTCCGAATGCGCTTGTGGCGAACGATGTTGTGACGTATGCGACGACTTATGCATCGTCTGGGGCGACGGCGATGCAATACAGTTTATATGTCATGGTGGAGTCGATGGCATGATTCGAGATGCCACACTGGAGGATGTGCCGGATCTGGTGAT